CGTTATGAAGGTTCTCCGAAGGCTGGAGCTGTAAAGGTTCCGGTACGCGCTGAAGCAACTGTCGGCGATTATAACATCGCTAACGGCGGAACTCTCGCGACTCCGACCACAACCTATGCAACAATCGTTTGCGACAATGACCACTATGTAAACGAGCTCATCGACGGCTATGTGGCTGCAGCTGTTCCGGATGGACTGATCGCAGACAGACTGGATTCCGCAGGCTTCGCTCTGGCTGACAAGATTGACGTCATGCTCGCTGCTCAGCTGGTCGCTGATGGCACTCCGGTTACCGGATCCGGCACTGCATCCACAAAGTCCAACATCTATTCCAACATCATCGACGCCATCCAGACAGCGGCCGCACTGAAGGTCAGCAAGACTGAAATGAAGCTTGCTATCAGCAACGCAGCATATGGTCTCCTGCTGAAGTCTGACGAATTCGTCAGAGCAACCGCTGGCGATCTCGAAAAGTTCGGCGCTGGCTTCGTTGGCCTGCTCGGCGGTGTCCCTGTCTATGAGACTCCGAACCTTCCGGCAAACACAGAATTCGTACTGTTCAACAGCGCTTTCTGCCACTATGTAGCTGAATGGGCTGTGCCTGTTGCAGTCAACGATCTGGCTGACGGCAAGCACATCGGTGCATCTGCTGTCCAGGGCCGTCAGGTTTGGGGTGCTCTCATCTCCAAGCCGGCTACAGTCCTGTACCGCAAATCTGCTTAATCAGTAACTAAAGGGTCTCCGCTAAGCGGAGGCCCTTATTTATGAAAGAGGTACTAAATGGCAAATACAGCATTTGCAAGTGCTTCCGATATTTCTACGTTTTTCAGAACACTGAGCCAGGCCGAGACTGAACGGGCTAACGCTTTGCTTCCGGTCATCTCCAACGAGCTGCGCGTCCGGGCTGACGCTGTCGGCATGGATCTCGATCAGATGGCGGAGGAGGACGAAGCGTATGCGGACGTCCTGAAGGAAGTTACGGCTGGCATCGTGTTCCGGATCCTCCGGCAGAACACCGAAGGCGAAGCGATGACGCAGTACAGCCAGAGCGCGCTGGGATACTCCGTATCCGGCACGTATGCCATCCCTGGCGGAGGCATCGGCAACGCGATCATGAACGCCGATCTGAAGCGCTTGGGTATCAAGCGGCAGAAGTTCGGAACGATCGATCCGTACGCTCCGAAGGGGCGGTGATGGCCATGAGTCTGATCCATGGCGCAGCGGTAACGCTTTACGTCAAGACGCAGACAGGGACGGACGCGTTCGGCGCTCCCGTTTACACAGAAACGGCTGAGACGGTCGAAAACGTTCTGATTGCCCAGCCGTCTGGCGATGACATCACGAACGAGCTGAACCTCACAGGCCGGCGCATCGATTACATTCTCGGCATTCCCAAGGGTGACGGGCACGAATGGGAGAACGTCCGCGTGGAATTCTTCGGGCGGATGTTCCAGACGTTCGGCGCGATCGAGCAGGGAATCGAGGACAATGTTCCAGGGCCGTGGCATAAGAAGATCCGGTGCATGAGGGCAGACTGATGGCACGCGTGAAGGTTGTGCTTAACAGCGCAGGCATTCAGGAGCTGCTTAAGTCTGACGGTGTTACCGGAATGATCGAAGAAGCCGCGCAGAAGGTGGCAAGTAACGCAGGCGATGGTTTCGAGGCGGATGTCAGACCGGGAAAGTTCCGTGCGATCGCACGCATTCAGCCGGCTACGAAGAAAGCAAAAAACCAAGTATATCGGAATAACGTACTTTTGAAGGCATTGCACAAATGATAGAACAGACAATTTACGAGTATCTGAAAAGTGAATTCGAGGGGTCAGGCGTGGATGTGTTCATGCAGGTACCGGATCAGAACCCGGCTCCGGATTATCGCGCTCCGTTCATCGTGATCGAGAAGACGGGGTCAAGCGTAGAGAATTGGATCGCCGAGTCTACTTTTGCAATTCAGTCTTATGCTGCTACGTTGTTCGAGGCGGCGAGCCTGTCCGAGCAGGTGGTGAAAACCATGTTCGGAGCGATCGCCATGGATGACATCACACGCGTAGAGCTGAACAGCGAATATAACTTTACAGATACAGAAACGAGGCGGCCGCGGTATCAGGCCGTTTTCGACATCACGCATTATTGCGGATACCAGGAAGGGTAAAACATGAGCGATATTTCAAAAATTGCAGTCGGTAAGCCCAAGACAGGCGGAGCGCTGTATTATGCGCCGAAGGGAACAGCAGTTCCTACAGACGCCACTACGGCACTCGGTTCGACGTTTGTTCAGACCGGCTATATTTCCGAAGACGGACTGACCCAGGAGATCACACGGGACAGCGAAGACATTAAAGCATGGGGCGGGGACACGGTTATGAGTCCTCAGACCGAGTATTCTGAAAAATTTACATTTTCCCTGCTTGAGACGCTGGACGTCAATGTGAAGAAACTTGTTTACGGTGACACGAACGTAACCGAGACAAACGGCGCAATCACAGCAATTTCAAACAGTGCCGAGCTTGCGGAACATGCTATGGTCATCGAAATGGTACAGGGCGGAAGAGCTGTTCGCCGTGTCATTCCGTGCGCCAAAGTCACGGAAATCGGCGAAATCACCTACGTTGATGGCGAGCCGATCGCGTACGAGCTGACAGTAACAGCGCTTCCGGATGCATCTGGCAACGCGTCCTATGAATACACAGCAGCCGCGTAACTGACACATGGAAAAAGAAAAGGGCAGAACAAAATCCGGTTTTGAGTTTGAAATAGACCGGAGCGTTATTGATATGGAATTGCTGGACGAGCTGGCGGACATGCAGGAAAACCCCGCATTAACGGGGCGGGTTCTTGCGCGCCTGTTAGGCAAAGAGCAGAAACGGGCATTATATGACCATATCAGGGACGAAAACGGGCACGTGCCAATTGACAAGGCCGCGGCCGAACTTGTGGACATTTTCAAAGCGTTTGAAAACGGAAAAAACTTCTAGCCCTTGCCGCAATGATACACGCCGACCGTAACGCGTTAATTTGCGATATGGCCGAGACATATCATATTTATTCGCTTGAATCGCTGCCGGTTGATACGGTGGCGGTTCTTGCGTGCGGTTTAAGGGCGAACAGTAGAATTAAGCAGAAACTGACCGGCGTTAATGTAGCGCCGGATATTTTATTACTTGCGCATGCCGTGGATGCATTGCGGATCCTTGTCTGGCAGCCGACAAAAGACGGCCACAAGAACCGGAACAAACCGGAAAGCATAGCGGAACATCTTCTCGGAATTGAACGCCAGGAACGGAAGAAAACAGCCGTTACAGCGTTCGACACGCCGGAAGAATTCGAGCGGGCACGGCAAGCGATAATCGAGAAAGCGAGGGCGCGAAATGGCTAACACGCTTGGTACGGCTTATGTACAAATTAAGCCGACCACCAAAGGAATAACGGGCGAGCTTGAAAGCGAACTGTCCGGGAGCGCGGACAAAGCCGGAGCATCAGCCGGCGCAGGGCTTGCCAGCAAACTAAAGGGCGCATTACTTGCCGCCGGAATCGGTAAGGCCCTTGTGGACGTAACTAAACATGCATTAGAAGCCGGCGGAGCAATGCAGCAGAGTTTCGGCGGCTTGGATACTATTTACGGCGAAGCATCCGACAAGGCTAAAGAATTTGCCATGCAGGCGGCGGAAATGGGCATCAGCGCCAACGATTACGCAGAACAGGCGGTATCATTCGGCGCAAGCTTAAAACAGGCTTTCGGCGGTGATACCGAAAAGGCAGTGGAAGCGGCAAACACGGCAATTATGGACATGACCGACAACGCCGCGAAAATGGGCACGCCTATTGAAAACATACAGAGCGCGTACCAAGGTTTCGCCAAACAGAATTACACCATGCTGGACAATTTAAAACTTGGCTATGGTGGTACTAAAACCGAAATGGAGCGCCTGCTGAAAGATGCGGAAAAGATCAGCGGCGTAAAATATGACATTTCAAACCTTGGAGACGTATATGACGCCATCCATGTTGTCCAGGGCGAATTAGGTTTAACAGGCGTTGCGGCGGATGAAGCGAAAACAACGCTTACCGGTTCGCTTGGAGCGATGAAAGCATCGGCGGAAAACTTTCTCGCAACGCTGACCACAGGCGGGGACATTTCCGGACCGCTTACGCAGTTAATAACCAGCGTTGGCAATTTCTTAATTAATAACCTTGTTCCGATGCTTACGAACATCGTTACATCCGTTCCGGCGGTTCTTTCTTCCCTGTTTACCACGCTGGCGCCGCAGATCGGGCAGGCGTTCAATACCGCAATGGACGCGGCGCCGGGTATCCTTGAAGCCGGAACGGAAATGGTTAACAACGTAGTAAACGGAATTTTGCAGGGCTTGCCGGGATTTATTGAGCAAGCATTCAGCATGTTAACGCAGTTCGTGGGCGCAATCATGGACAACTTGCCGGCGCTTTGGGAATCTGGCGTCAGTATCATTCTGAATTTAATTAACGGAATCATTCAGAACTTGCCAACAATCGTAACGACCGGATATTCCGCAATGGCGGAGTTTTTGGCGAGCATCGGCGAAAAATTGCCGGACATTTTGCAAAAGGGTATCGAATTGTTAGGCGAACTTGCCGCCGGAATTATTGAGGCTATCCCGGATTTGCTGGCAAAACTTCCGGAAGTATTCGATGGAATTAAAAGCGCGTTCGAGGGTTTCGATTGGATCGGAATTGGTAAAAACATTATTGACGGCATCGCCAACGGTATAAAGAATTTTGGGAAAACCGTATGGGATGCGGCAAAGGGCGCGGGCAAAGGCATATTAGATGCGTTCGGCGGTTTCCTGAGGATTGGGTCCCCGTCTAAACTTATGGCGGACGAAATCGGAAGATGGATCCCCGCCGGAATTGCCGAGGGCATCCGGGACAATATGGACACGTTAACCAGCGCGATCGACACCGCCGGGGCGTATGGTTCGGTCTACATGTCCGGAGCCTACACGCCGGGCGAAACGTACAACGCCGGGGCGGAGATCGTGGACGCAATCTCAAACGCTGGCAATAACGCAAACGTTAACGTTAACGTTACGCTTCAGGGAGACGCAGGCAAACTGTTTAGAGTTATCGAAAAGACAAACACACGGCGCACAAAGGCAACGAATTACAACGTTTTAGGATACGGAGGTTAAATCATGCCAGTTTTGGAATTCTTCAAAATCAACAACACGGATTTAACCCCGTTTATGGATTACCAGAGTTACGAGATGAACAGCGCGCCGGTTATTCGTGAATGGACAGACGGAAATATGATAGACCACCGGGAGACGATACGGTACCGCCGGTCCGGTGGTTTCCGTCTTGCGTTCTTTTCCGTGAGTGATTACACGGCGTTTCTGAACCTGCTGGCGCTGAACGTGAACGAGTACGGTTTTTATACCGTTTCCGCATTCGTACAGAACACGAACGCCACGGATACGTTTTATGCGTTTATCGACACCAGCGCCGAAGCGAAGTGGGACTTTGTAAACGGGCGGGAATGCCGAACGGTTACGGTTACCGTAAGGGAGCGTTAAAGCATGTTAAATATTCCGGAAGAAATAAAAACGCTGTTCAAGCGTGATGATATTTTCAAAAACTTCCACGTCCATTTTCCAAACGGCGAATATACCGACCTGAACAACGATGATATCGTATCTGAATCGGTAGAGTTTACGGAATCGCTCTGCAGCCAGCAGGCGTTCCGGTTCGGGCTTACGGAAGCATCAGAGATAAAATTTACATGCGTAAACGTGCCGAACATCCGTGGCGCGGTGATTGAGTGCGCCATAGAAGTACAGGCGGACAGCTTGGGCACGGAATGGCTGGCGGAGCATGCGCCGACCGGTTCGGAAGAGTTTCTGGACCCGCAGGTGTGCACGTACAGCGACCGGACCATGTACCGGGTTCCGTACGGGCGGTTTATCGTGGACACGTGCCCCAGGAATCACGAAACGATGTATAAACGGGACGTGACGGCGTACACGAACCGCACCGAAACAGACAGCATTACAAACAATTTTCTTGTGGCGATGATGAACGGCATCTACCCGCAGGCGACTGTATATCAGCCGTATTTGAAACCCCTCACGTATTCCGTTATTTTTTCGGGCGATCATACCGCACTTGCCCGCAATGGATATACAGCAGGGGAACCGGACAGCCCGAGGGCATCCGGTGGCATCACAATTGAAAACGTGATAAATGCAAAATATGACAACGGTACCGCTGTTCAGTTGCACTATTCAACATACGCCACAGGGGCAGGCATGCCCATGCTGGACGATGACGAGGGCGCAAAAACGAACCTTTACGGCGTTACAATCGAACCAATAAGCGAAGACGTATGGATGGCGGATGCGGTGGCAAAGCTTGAAGAGTTGCATATTAGCGCCGAGCTTTCCGGATATGAATCATTGGAAGATATCGTCCGCGCCGGTATTGCGGGCTTTAATGAAGCGAAGTCATACATTACGCACAATAGATATATTGACGTTTCCGGACAGCATTATATTTGGACGCAATCAATCCCGGTACCGACAGAAAGCGGGATCGTGTACCCGTATGGTATTACCCTCAAAGACCCCGACCATATCAATTACGCATCCATTTATATACAAAGTGGTTTTTCCGTACAGGCAGGCGCGCGCCCGTATTCCACAAGAACGGCAAACGTTACTTTCACGAAATACACCGACACGGACGAAACGGGAGCGATTGCGGCGGGTCAAATCAGTTTCAATCCGACACTTTCAACAAACATCGCCATAACAGTAGGCGGAGAAACAATAAACTATCCGGGAAAGGGTTTCGCTGACGCATTCAGCCCGCACGATATAGCGCAGGGCTATCTGGAACTTCTCTGCCGTTTCGGTTCCCCGGCGCGTACCGGCGGCACGGAAATAACAGCGCTGGACAACACCAGCCCCGTTTCCATCTTGCCCGAGAATTACGCGGAACTTTGGTACGATGAAACCACCATCGCGCCAATCGGATACGTTCAAGTTAAATTTAAAGACGAAACCGGAGAAGAACAGGACCTCACCGTCCAAATCGGAACCGGTGCGAGCGTTTACGACCTGCGGGACAATGCCGTTTTGCAAAATATGGTCTTCACCGTTTCCAAGGCGGAAGCGGAAGCGGGTATCACGATCGAAAGCAAACTCCTTGCGTTCCTCAATTCCGTATTTACGCCGAACATTCCCGATTTAACTTTTATCCCGATTGAGTTAACTAAAAAGGGTTTGCCATACTTGGAAGCCGGGGACGCCGTCACGATCACAACCGGAGACGGGCAGGTGGTCCCGTCTTTCATCCTCAGGCAGACCGTGAAAGGCATTCAGTTTTTAACGGCGGACGTGGAAAGCGCAAACGGGGAAGCCGTGGAGATGGTGGAAACATGACAGCGCTGGCGGTAAGATACGGCACGAAAGCCGACACCGGAAAGGGAGCCGGAACCAAGACAACAGAAACGCTCCTGTGGACCAATCCCAGCCCCACAACGGCGCGAAGTTCCCTGGACGCGACACTGTCCCAGAGTTTGCAGAACTTCCAGCGTATCCGCGTTGAATACGCTTATAACAACTCTGCTGCATCGGCGGAGTATTACGTTGTATTTCCGGTAAAGGACGCAAACGGGGACTATATGTTCCCCACGGGTTCCGGTAAACAGCGTATGTCGATCGGACTTAATAACGTGAATTCGGTAAACATCACGCGGCAGTTCTATGTCACGGACGATACAACGATCCACTTTAACAACGCTTACAGGGTCAACAATTCCGGCAGCTCAAACACCGCCCTTATTCCGTGGAATATTTACGGCATTAACGGCGGCTATGGTGGCGGAACATCCGGGGGCGGTGGATCAACCGTTCCCGTTTATGCCGGACCGTACAGCGTGACGCCAAAGGCTTCCACAGCGCAGACGCTGGCGACAGCAGGCAAGCAGTTAACGGAAAACGTAACGGTGGCAAAGGTGCCATACTACGAGACCAGCAACACAAGCGGAACAACGGTTTACATTGCAGAGGAGACGAATTAAATGGCAATCAACAAAGTTATTTATGGCGGGAATACATTAATCGACCTTACCGCCGACACAGTAACAGCGGCGACACTTTTATCCGGAGCAACCGCCCACGATAAGAGCGGCGCAACGATCACAGGCGCCTGCACCTATGACGCCGACACAACGGACGCAACGGCAGGAGCTGCGGAAATTCTTCTCAGCAAAACCGCATACGTTTCCGGCGCAAAAGTTACCGGAACCATGCCGAACAATGGCGCAGTAACCGGCACGATCACAACCAAGGCCCAGCAGTATACGATCCCGAACGGCTACCATGACGGAAGCGGAAAGGTTAGCATCTCCAGCACAGAGCAAGCGAAAATTATCGCGGGCAATATCAAAGCAGGAATTCAGATTCTCGGAGTTACAGGAACGTATGAAGGCGAAGCGGACAAAGTGCAAGCAAAGACCGTTACGCCTGCGGTCGATGCGCAGACGGTTCTTCCGGACACCGGATACGACTACCTGTCACAGGTCACAGTTAACGCCATTCCGTACGTTGAAACGCAGAACGCCGCCGGTGGTATTACCGCCACGATCGCAGGAGCTTAATCATGGGCGTTTCCAAAGTGGTCTACGGGAGCAACACGCTGATAGACCTTACAGGCGACACAATCACAGCGGCGGACCTGATGCAGGGCAAGACAGCGCACGGAGCGGACGGGGAACCCATCACGGGGACGTATACTCCGAGCGGAGATTCTGACCCTTATCCCGTCAGAAATGATGGGCATACACATTTATGGGTGAGCATTCCGAGCCTGTCGGATGCTGACGTTACCATCTATTTGAGAGTCTCATCAAATGGTGGCGCGGTTATTGATTGGGGAGACGGTTCAACCACAACCACCAGCGGAACGGCGGTTGCATCGTATACTCACACATACACATCGACAGGTTTGAAAGAGATTGTTTTATCCCACACAGGCACTGCAGCAAAAGGATATTATTTTGCAACATCCTATTCTATCATGGGGTATAATGCTCATCATTTCGGAGACAGTAATACCAAAAAGTTAAAAGCAGTAGAAGTTGGCGGAACGACCGCTACCCGTGCAAGAGTGGGGCGATTTATTGGGTGCACAGAGCTGGAAAAAGTTACAATTATTTCATCGGCAAGTGGTGCACTTACGTTAGGGTATATGCTTTCCGCTAGTTATAGCGATAGTTCCTCTTCGTTAGTTACTACTGGTTTTTTTCTTCCTAGTTTAAAAACGGTAGAATTTATAAACTGCAAACCGAATATTAGTGCGGACAGTCTCAAAGCTGCTCCAATTCTTGAGTCCGTTAAGTTTGGCGAATACGGAAGCATTGGAAGAAGCATGTACGAGGGATGCGGAAGTTTAAAAAGTATTCCGGGGATTTTTCCTTCGTCTGCTACAACGATATATGAAGGCGTGTGTAGAAACTGTTTTGCGCTTCAGACACCGATTACGATTCCTGCAAGTGTTACAACAATTGAAGCAGGTGTATTTCAAAACTGTCGTTCATTACGGGAAATCCATTTTTTACCAACAACGCCTCCGACACTTGCAGATAATACGGCACTGAGTGGTTTGTGGGACTGCACGATATATGTGCCGACCGGAACTATCGAAGATTATCGAAGCGCAGAGAATTACCCAAGCGACAATTTAGGCGAAAATTATAATCGTGTTCACTATGTCGAGGAATAAAAGAAAGTAACGGCATCAAATAAAACCAACGCGCAAACACAGGCGCGTTTTTTGGTGAAAGGGGGGCAGACCATGACACCGGCAGACTTTTATCATCTCTATCTCGGCAAAGCGATCGACTATGATGGCGCCTACGGTGTCCAATGCGTGGACGGCTTCAAAGTCGGA